CGGTAACCAGCCGGAACTAGTAGCGACTAAACAGCATTTACCCAGGCTTGAAACGGTTGGCTTGAACCAGCACAGTTTTGGGGAGGGGATTTCTGAGTGGGCTTCTAACCATATGGGCATTGAACTTATGACTTGGCAAAAGCATTGTTTGAACGGTCAACTGTCCCATGATGGTTTAGGCAATCTGCAATTTCGTGAAGCCGTTGTCTCGACAGCCCGACAGCAAGGTAAGTCTGTAGCGCTTCAGGCTTTAATTGGTTGGTGGCTTACTGAAATGGCGGCTATTCGAGGCAAACCTCAGGCGGTGCTTTCGGTTGCTAACAAACTTGACAGGGCCGAAGCAATCTTTGGGTTTATTGCCCCAATACTTGTTGACAAATTTGGGGGTAAAGCCGCTAACGCTTTAGGGCGTAAGTCCGTAAAAATGCCTGATGGTTCTACTTGGGAAGTTAGGGCGGCCACGCCAAACCTGCACGGTGGTAGTTATGACTTAATTGTTATAGATGAATTGTGGAACATTTCGGCGGCCGTAGTTGACGAAGCATTACGGCCTAGCCAAATTGCCAGGGCTAACCCTTTGTTGTCTATGTGGTCAACGGCAGGCGATGAGTCAAGCGCCTGTTTCATAGCCTTTAGGGAACAGGCCATAAGCGAAATAGACAAAGGCGAGACAAGCAACCTATATTTTGCCGAATACAGCATGAAGCCAGGTAGTGACCCTCGACTAGAAACAAATTGGATTCAGGCCAACCCAGCCATGGGACAAACCGTTACAGTCGAGGCGCTGAGAGCCGTATCTAAAAAAGACAGTTTCTTAAGGGCACACTTAAATATGTGGGTTTCGGCCCGTGGTGCTTGGCTTCAGCCTGGCGTTTGGGACAAACAAAAAACTGATATACCAATGCCGCCTGGTGGCGTGTTGGCTGTTGACACCGACTTAACAGACGGGCGCTATGTTGGCGTCAGGTCAAGCGTGCTTGAATCCAAAGCCCATGTTTGTGTCGAATTCATGGTAGACACCGAAGATTTAATGTGGCAAGAAATAGAACGGGTTATGGCCGATACAACGGTAAGGCTGGTTATCACGCCAGCGTTACATTTACATTTACCGCCAAATTTGGAACGCAGAACTTCGGTTATTGGTTACGGGGAACTTTTAAAATATTCGGGCCTAATACAAAAAATGATTATGGAAGGCAAGGTAAGGCACCGTGGTGAACTGTCTTTGGCTGAACATACCAACAGGGCCGTGTTAACTAAAACTGGTGGCGGTGTAGTTCTGAGTTCCCAAAAATCGCCTGGCCCGATTGAACTTTGCCGGTGCATGGTTTGGGCTATCGCTGAATCTTCACGCCCCAAGGTTGTAGGTAAACCCATGTTTGCCGTATCTACGACACCATGACTTCAGGTAACGCTAATCTTTATCTAGTCCCTGTCCTGCGTCGGGCAGGGCAGGGACACACCCCCGATAGGAAAACTGACCATGGGAATTTTTAGCACTAACAAAGTTAATAAAGCGGCTATTAGTCCCCAGCCGAAAATAGAAGCCGCCGCTGTAGGTGGTGCCTATTACAGTTCCCAAGTTGCTGGCCCAAACCTTATTGGTGACTGGTGGTCATACCAGGCGGGACTATTGCGAAACCGTGCCATGTCGGTGGCCGCCATTAGTCGAAGCCGTGACCTTATGGCTTCACCTTTGGCCAGTATGCGCTTAAAAATGTGTACCGAAAAATGGAACGAAACCGAAGGCGAAATGGAAGAAGTACCATTGGCGCCCCGTTCTTGGCTTCGACAACTTGACCCCGAAATGCCCAACAGTTTCCTGTTCCCTTGGGTATTTGATGACCTTTTCTTCTTCGGAAGGTGCTTTCTTTTTATTACTTCTAGAACCAAAGACGGTTACATGGCCAGCGCCACCCGCTTACCCCAGGGGTCAATTACAACACCTGACCAAAACGGCCCCGTGTGGTTTGGTAAGTCAAAAGAAATCTATTTTAACGGTGGCGCTATAGACCCCAAAGATGTAGTACAGATTTACAGCCCAACCCAAGGCATGATTTTCATGTCAGAACAAACAATAGCAACGGCAATTAAATTAGAAGAAGCCAGGTACAGGAATAGTTCCTCGGCAATTCCGGCTGGCGTTTTGCGCCAGGTTGGCGGCGAGCCTTTGTCAAGTAATGAACTAGCCGCATTGGCTGAAGCGTTTAATCAAGCGAGAATGTCAAACCAAACAGCCGCTTTAAACGAATACTTGACATACACCGAAACTTCAGCAACGCCTGACAAAATGCTGTTGATTGACGCCGCCGAATATCAAAGTAAACAAATCGCTAACTTGTGCAATATTCCCCCGTATCTATTAGGTATTTCAACAGGTAGTTACGCCTACACAAATAGCGAAAGCGCCAAGTCTGACCTTTGGACTTTCGGCCTGTCAATGTACGCCCAGGCAATTACTGACGCCCTGTCACAACAGTTGCCCCGTGGAACATATGTATCTTGGGACATTGACGACTACTTAATGACCGAAGAAAAAGACATGGGATATACGCAAACCCCCGAAATACCCGAAACACCACCACAAGAAAACACACAGGAAGAACTAGCCCAATGATTACTTTTAACGCCAATACTTTCGCCGTTGAAGCCGCTGGCCCTGACGGATTACCCCGCCGTACTATCACGGGCGTAGCCGTTCAATACAACACTTTTGCAACCGTAAGCGATGGCACCACGGTGTCGTTTGCACCAGGTTCTTTACCTGTAGACGGGCGCCAGCCCCGTGTTTTCATGTACCACGACAGCACCATGCCGGTAGGCCTCGTAACTGAACGGGTCGACACAGGTTCTGAAATGCTTATAGCAATGAAAATTAGCGCCACCAATTTAGGAAACGAAGCCCTAGTGTTAGCCGCCGACAATGTTATGGAACTTTCAGTAGGTGTTAACCCGACAAAATTTTCGTATGACGAAGAAGGAAATATGGTTATTGAAGCCGCCGAATGGACAGAGATTTCGCTAGTCCCCACGGCCGCTTTCAAAGGTAGTACCATAAGCCAAGTAGCGGCCTCAGAACCCGAAGCCGTAGAACCAGTAACGGAGAAAATCGCAATGGAAACCCCCGAAGTTATCGAAGAAGTAACTATCCCAACGGCACCGATTTTTGCAACAGCGAAGCGTGAACCCCGTTTGCCAAACGCTTTTGAATTCATGGCCGCAATCCACAAAGGTGGAATTGAAGCCGCTAACGCCAACAAAGTTTGGGAAGATTACCGCCATACCACAAATCGCCCATTGAAGCGGCCGCTGGCGATGTCGTAACTTCGAATGTGGCCGGTGTGGTTCCGTTGCCGTTGCTTGGGCCTGTGTTTGCGGATATCAACTACATTGCCCCGCTACTCACAGCCGTAGGAACTAGGGCTATGCCTGGCGGCGGTACTGGTTCAACCTTTATTCGCCCAACATGGACAACCCACCCAACTGTTGCAGAACAGGCCGCCCAACTTGACGCCGTGTCAGCAACTACCAGCGTTATCGCCGCCAACACGGTGACCAAGAAAACTTTTGCTGGTGCCACAACCTTGTCCTACCAAACGGTTGACTTTACAGACCCCGCCGCAATGGCTGTGATTATGCAGGACTTGGCAGGCCAGTACCTTTTGGCTATTGACAACTTCGCTTGTGACAACCTTGTCAGCGCCGCTTCGGCTGATGGTGTTTGGGACTTGACCCCCGAAGATTTGATTAAATCAATTTATGACTGTGCCGTAACTTCAGCCGCCGCCACCAACTTCTTGCCAACCCATATTGCTGTTGACCCAGCAACCTGGGGCTTGATTGGTCAACTAGTCGACAGCAATAAGCGCCCAATTTTCCCAGCAATCGGCGCCCCTGGCCTTGTCGGACAAAACACCCTTGGCGCTGGTTCAGCCGTAAGTTATTCCGGCATGAACCCGCTAGGTCTCAACATCATTGTTGACCGTAACTTCGCCGCTAAGACCATGGTCATTTTCAACGCTAACGCTTACGAAATTTACCGTGCTGACCGTGGCCTGCTTTCGGTTGAAAACCCCAGCACCGTTTCCCGTACCATGTCAATGTTTGGTTACGCCGCTACTTTCGCCGCTAACTCAAGCATGATTCGCAAAATCACCCAGGCTTAGTCGAAAGGCGGTTAGCCGCCCATGGCTGTATACCAGGTAATTTTTCACCAGCGTTTAGACGATTACGCTGTGGTACAAACGCTAACTGAACCTGAATTAAACTTGGGTTTACCGTTTACGCTGGCTGGCTTAGGCCACGGTTTAAATGGTACACACAATGTTTACGCCTTACCCCCATACCTGTTTACAGGTGTAACTAGTAGTGGCGATTTAACATTTGACTACAACTATCCCATTGAAAATCAAGTGTTGTTTTACGATGTTGGCGACAACCTTGACCGAAGCGCCGCAATCCCACAAGGCACCCTGACATACACCGAAACCTGCACCTGGGTGACCGGCACACAAATAGGCACATGGCTGGGCATTGCATTGGCTTCGGTTGACGAAACCAGTTTCTTGGCTCAATGTGCTTCAAGCGCCAACAATTTTATTTTTCGGCGTAGGCAAGAGTCAGGGTATACGGACTCTTTAACTACGGCCCCCAGCGGTGATGTCGAATTAGCCACCATTATGATGGGCGGGTCAATTTATAGACAGCGTGGCGCCATTGACCAATTCGCAAGTTTTAGCGATATGGGCGTAGCCACAGTTTCGGGTTTGTCCCCACTTATTAAACAGTTAGCCGGTATCCCACGGCCAGCGGTTGCCTAATGACTGTTTACACCGACCTGTTCAATGAGGCCATAGACGATTTGGCTACAACCTTGGCAACCATCACAGGGCTAAGGGTTGTATTCGACCCCGAAAAAATTAACCCGCCTTGTGTCTTTATTGACGCCCCAAGTTTTGACTGTTTCAACTACAACATTGTCACCATGAATTTTTCGGTAAAAGTAATAACACTAGGGCCAGCCAATTTAGACGGCTTACGCAATGTTTTAAGTATGTCTGCGGGCATATTGGCGAAGAATGTCGCCGTGAAGTCGGGGCGCCCTGGCTATATCCCAATCGGCGGGCAGACTTTTGCCGCCTACGATTTATCTATAGACCTACAAGCACAAGCAGGGTGAAAATGACATACAAAATTATTAGCGACAAAATCGGGACAGTAGGTACAGAATTTGTACCTGGTGCCGGTACAAACATTGAAGCGTTACTAGCCCACGGGTTTATTGAATCTGACGAAATTGTTAGCGACAAAGTGACCCCAAAATCTGCTAAAACTAAAGCACACACAAAGAAGGATTAACCCATGGCTACTTCGACATACCTTTCCAATCCTGGCGTAATGGTTAACAGCGTTTCGTTAACTGACCAATGCACGGCCGCCACCGTTACCAACATGGCCGAAGCCCTAGAAGCAACCGCCTTTGGTGGTACTTCACGGGTTTTTGTTGCAGGTCTTTTTAACCAAGAAATTACTTTGGACTTGTATATGAGTTACGCCGCAACCGAAACTTACGCAACCTTGGCCGCATTAGTTGGCACAACCACCACCGTAAAGGTTTCCAACACCGTTGCAGGCTTGACCACAGCCAGCGCCACGGAGCCCCGATTTGAATTGGTAGGGTGCTATTTAGAAAGCCTTCCTGTCATAAACGCAACTATGGGAGAATTAAGCGCTATCAGTATTGTTTTTAAGGGTGGGGTACTAACCACCGTTGTTTCCTGATTTAGCAACTACAACAGCAAAGGCCCGACATGCAACTAACACTTAGAGTTGACCAGGGCGAAGGCCCAGTCGAAGTAAGTACCAACCTTTTCACCATCGTTTCGTGGGAACGCAAATTCAAGCGTAAAGCCAGCGACATGGCCAGCGGTATCGGTATTGAAGATTTGGCGTACCTAGCCCACCAAGCGTGTCAACAGCACAATGTCACCGTGCCGGTAGTCCTAGATGACTTCATCAAAAAATTGGTGTTGCTTGAAGTAGTCAGCGATGAACCCGACCGCCCTACCGTGCCAGTACCTACCGACACGCTTTAGCACAAGTTTTAGTAGCGACAGGGTACTGGCCACAGCAAGTAGACTTTGACAATAACGACTTAGCAACAGTCATAAAGGTCATTAACGAAAGCAGAAAATAACCATGGCAACCGACTTGACTATCCAAGTTAATGGGGTCAAAGAAGCGGTTAAATATTTGAACCAAGTAGAGCCTGGTTATCGAAAAGCGTATGTGGCAAATATGAAAGAAATCGCTAAACCGATGACTGACGCCATGAAATCAAACTATGATGACGCCCGTTTCCCTAGTGGGACTACACGCAACTGGTCGCCAGCAGGGCGCCAAGTATTTCCGCTGTCTGCTTCTAAGGCTGTCCGTGGTGTTGCTGTCCGTGTCAACAATAAGAAGAAAGGCGCCGCCTTTTCGGTTATGCAAAAGAACCCTGCCGCCGCAATCTTTGACATTGCGGGCCGTGCCAATGTCAACCCATTAGCGACAGCGTTTAGCGCCAAGTTTGGCCGTTCTGCCAGCCGTGTTATATGGCCAGTATTCGAGGCAAAAATAGCCGACCTGACAACCGAAGTACAAAAAGTTGTCGAAGGCGTTATGGCTGAAGCAAATAAGAATTTGAAGGTGTTCTAATGGCTATCTCAATTCCCGTAATTTCAGATTTCAACAGTAAGGGTATTGACAGCGCCATTAGAGAATTTAAGAAATTAGAGACAGCAGGCGAAAAAGCCCAGTTTGCTATTAAGAAAGCGGCTGTACCTGCCGCCGCCGCTATTGCTGGTTTGGGCATTGTTGCTGTTGACGCTGTAAAAGCGTTCATGGAAGATGACAAGGCCGCCCAACTACTTGCCACCAGCCTAAGAAACACTACGGGCGCTACTGACGCCCAAATAGCCAGCGTTGAAAAGTTCATTACTAAAACTTCAATAGCCGCCGCTGTTGCTGATGATGAACTACGGCCAGCCTTTGACAAATTAGTTAGAGGTACTGGCGATGTAACTAAAGCCCAAGATTTAATGAACCTGGCATTAGACATTAGTGCCGGTACAGGCAAAGACTTAGGCGCTGTATCTGACGCCCTGTCAAAGGCGTTCAACGGGCAACTGGGGCCACTAAAGAAACTTGACCCAGCCTTGGCAAGTCTGATTGAAAACGGCGCTACAACTGACGAAGTTTTCGCCGCATTGGGCCAAACTTTTAAAGGTGCCGCTTCGACTTCAGCAAATACCGCTTCAGGCAAAATGAAATCGTTTTCTATTCAAATGGGCGAATTTAAAGAATCTGTTGGCGCCGCCGTATTTCCAATAGTCGACAAACTGTTACCAGCGTTCAAATCTGTTGCCGATTTCGTAACTAATAACACCACCCTAGTAGTCACTTTGGGCGCTGTTATCGGCGGTTTGGCTGTTGCCATTATTGCTGTCAATGCCGCAACAACAGCATGGGCCGCAACAACAAAAGCCGCCGCCGCAATTCAAGCCGCCTTTAATGCAATCATGGCGGCCAACCCAATCTTTCTAATAGTCGCCGCCGTAGTTGCCATTATTGCTGTTCTTGTAATTTTGCAAAAAGAATTCGGAATCTTTGACGGTGTTATCAGAGTTGTTGGCGCCGCTTTTGGTGCTGTGTGGGGCGCTATTAAAGGCGTGTTTGATTGGGTCAAGAATAATTGGCCTTTAATTCTTGCTGTCATTACTGGCCCGTTTGGTTTAGCCATTGCGTTTGTGGTCAAGTTCAAAGACGACATTATGGGCGTATTCAGCCTGATTTACAGCGGTATAAAAGCAACTATGGGGTTTGTTGCCGATGTCATTTCAGCACCGTTTAAAGCGGCGTTTAGGGCTGTTGCCTGGCTGTGGAACAACACCATTGGCAAACTGTCTTTTAAAGTACCTGGGTGGGTGCCTGGTATTGGTGGTAGCGGATTTGATGTACCCGATATCCCTATGCTTGCCCAGGGTGGAATTGTTACTAGCCCAACCTTGGCAATGATTGGTGAAGCAGGCCCTGAAGCCGTTATCCCATTATCAAAAATGGGCGGTATGGGTAAAGGTATTACTGTCAATGTCAACGGTGGCATATCGACATCACAAGAAATAAGCCAGGCCATTGTTAAAGCACTACAAAACTATGTTTACCAATCAGGCCCAGTACCAATTAACACCAGGTCAATGTAATGCCAACAACGCCCTGGGTATTTCTTTTAAACGGTGTTACTGACATTACTAGCAATATTCTTTCGGCTTCTATTACGCAAGGAAGGGAAAAGTACTTAGACAATTACGGTGGCGGTTCCCTGTCAATAACGATTAACAACAACAGTAATTTGGCTAACAGTTTTAATTTAAATAACCCAATTTTTGTTTATAATTCAAGTACTACGGCAGGATTTAGAGACACTTTCGCCGTACAACAAATAACATTTAACGACCACCCAGGCAACACAGGTTTAAGCACAGCCACTATTTTTTGTGTAGACCCGTTAAGTCGAATGGGCAGATATCAGGCAACAGAACAACCTTTAAACCAATTAATAACGACTCTCCAAATGGAAGCATTTAACAGCGGGACATTACCTTTTGACGCTTTATATGTTTACAGCGGTTTTTATGGTCTTGGTTCTTCGGTCGCTTCAGCACAAACCTATACCGGCACAGTCTTAAACCAATTAAACATTTTGCAGGCAACCGAAAGGGGATTGCTAAGAACAGGTTTAGCGTTTACAGATTTAACCGCCCAAACCGTGCAACCCGTTAGTAGGGGGTCAATATATAACCGACTAACTACAGCGTTTAGTTTCGGCCGCAATACTTCTTCAACAGTTATTGCCTACAACACTTTTGAACGAATCCAGAACGGTGTCACTTTTATTAACACGGCCACCATTTCGCCTTTGGGTTTATCTAGCGAAACCAGGACTAACACGGCTTCAGTAACCGCTAATGGTGAAGCCTTTTACAACTCTTCCACAGTCGACTACAACGCAACCCAAGCACAAGGCAACGGCGATTGGATTGTCAACACCTTTTCAAACACCACAGATTTACGCTTCAAAATAGGGTTTACCGACCGTATGCAAAACTCATCGGCGTACACCACATTTCTCGCTAATTTCCCTGGTATCGCTTTTAGTCTTGCTTACCGTGTTCCGGCCGCTGGTTCCGATACAACAGTTAATGTTGTTTTGGAAGGTTGGACTATCAACATTACGCCTGAACAAACCAGTTATGAACTATCTTTTAGTCCGTTGAGTTACTA